ACGCTTAGAACGTTAAGAAACAATAAAAAAGTTAAATCTTCACCTATTAGAATGCACCCTTAAAGGTTATGACCATATTTCTGACTTATTACTCGCAAAATATTGAGTAATAACTGGTTGCAAATACTCTGATTGAATTGGTAGGACAAAAATTAGAATTTGCTAAAGCTAAAGTTAATCCTGTAAGAGTTGGTTTATCATTACCATTCTCTAATACAGCTATTAAAGAAGCTGATATTAACTTGGTATCTTACGCTATCAACTTATGCGGTAAAGCTGAAGCACAATTAATCAATAAAGTAATGTTTAGTCCTGCCGAAGTAAGTGGTGTTAAGGGTGCTTTCGTTGATGCTAGTGCTATTAGTGGTGCTTTATCATACAAAAACATCGTTAAGTTAGCTGCACAAGTTAAGAAAGCAAACGTAATCATTGATGGTACAGCAGCTTATGTTGTAAGTCCAGAAATGGAAGCTGAATTAAAATCTACTCCAAAAGATGCAGGTAGTGGTTTAATGGTATTGGAAAACGGTATTATGAACGGTTATCCTGTATTGGTTTCAAATGCAGTTGATGGTTACATCGGTTTCGGTGTGTTCTCTAATTTCTTGATTCAAAAGGTTGGTACACCTGACTTGGTTGTAGATAACTTATCAAGAAGTAAAGAAAATATCACTGAAGTTAACTTCAATGACAATATCGCAATGCAAGTAATCAGACAAGAAGCATTCGCTAAATTAACTATTGCTTAATCAATATCTCAATATATATAACATTATGGCATAACGCACATGTGCGTTATGCTGTAATCCCTATTAAAAGCTAATAATATGTACGTTACAATAGAAGAAATAAAACAACATCTATACATTGATTTTGAAGCTGATGATATATTATTAGCAGATATGATTCAAGCAGCAGAAGAAATCATTGAAAAGTACTTAAATACAGATTATACAACATTGTTAAATGAAGATGGTACATTGCCATTTCCAATTAAACAAGCTATTAAAATAATGGTTCGGTAACTTATATGCTAATAGAGAATCAGTATCATTCAACGCTTATCCAAGTAAGATACCTTATTCTTATGAATACCTCTTACAGCCTTATAAGAACTATAAAAGGAATGAGGAATAAAATATGAGAAGTGGATTATTAGCAAAAGAGTTTATAACAATATATAGATATACCAATGTACAATCCCCAACAGGACAAATAAAAAAAGAGAAAACCAAAGTATGTGATACAAGATGTTATGTAAAAAAACAGAATGGTAGTAATAAAGAAGTTGCAAAAGAATTATTTGATACTGTAGAAATAAAATTTCAAATCAGATGGAATCCTAAAATACAAGACAGTGATATTATTGAATACAACAGTCAAGAATTTAAGATTACTTTCATCAACAACAACATTTGGGATAGAACACAAATACTAACAGCGGTAAAGATTAACAAGTAATGAAAACAAGTGATTTAGATATAGAACTTGAATTACTGAATCTTCCAAGAGTTATAAAAGTTTTACAAGAAGTACAACATTTTCCCGAAGTTGACAAAGGTACTACTGATGGTTTAAAACAAGGTGCAAGATACTTAATCAGAAAAGGTAGATTGAGACTTAGACAGCGTATGAAAAGTGGTAGTAAGGGTGTAACGGGGAACTTACTTAAATCATTCAAATATACTGTTAAGAAAAAGAATAGAGGTGTTCTTGCAGGTTTTAAAGGTGGAAAAGGTGGTGGTAATCATTCTTGGTTAATTGATAAGGGTACTAAAGACAGATACACAAAGAAAGGATATTTTAGAGGTAGAGTACATCGTAAAACGGGTATTGGTAACAAGTTTTGGAGTGATACAAGAAAGTCAGAAACTAACAGTGCAATGAGAATAGTATTATCCAAACTACAAGAAACAGTAAATAACATTAGGAACAGAAATAAATAGGTGATGGAGAAATTAAGAACTAAATTTTCTGTATGTACTTTATTAAGAGAAATGCTGTTAAATGACGATACCATTAAAGAACTTGTTGGAAATCAGATTTACCCCATTATAGCACCCGAAGCAACACAAGGAAATTATATAGTTTATATAAGGGATGAATATTCAATAGAAAGAACTAAACAAGGTATTTATGAACAGAATTGTGTTGTCTATATCAGTTGCGTAAGTGAGGATTACGATGTATCACAGCAAATGGCAGATGCAGTATTTCAAGTACTAGATAACAGATACAATATACATAATGAAACAATGTCTATCAGAAGTATAAATATGACTGATAGTACAGAAGATTATACGGGTGATGTCTATATTCAGACACTCCAATTTACAATAAAATAATACAATACAAATACATATAAATCAATATGGCAACATATAATATTTCAGAACAAAGAATTTTAGGTGATGAGTTGCACGTTTATATCAACGTATCAACAGGAGAAACAGCAGATTGGCAACCATTAGCATACGCTACAACTTGTTCTTTGAACTTGACTTCAGATACTATTGATGCTTCTAATAAAATGGCAGGTATTTGGTCAGCAGCTTTACCTGGAAAATTATCTTGGACTATTTCAACAGAAGCTTTAATGTCAACTTCAGAAACAGGTTATGAATATTTCTACGACAAGTTGGTAGCAAGAACACCTTTCTTGTTAAGATTCGGACAAGTAACAGATTTAGCAAGTGAAGATTTTACACAAGATGAATCTAAAACATATTATGAAGGTGAAGCTTATTGTAGTTCTTGTAATTTGAATGCTGATAATGGTGCGGTTTGTACTATGAGTATCGAGTTCACAGGTAATGGTAAACTTGAAAAGAAAACAGCTTAATATAAATACAATTAAATGATATGGGTGATATTGCACATGCAATATCACCTTTTTTATTTTATATCAAAAACAATCTATAAAACATATTATTAAAATATGCTTTTATGAAAAAGACAAAATTACAATACAAAATAAATTTAAATATTAAATCTATTGTATTATATGAAAAGTTGACGCAAGAATCGTTTTCATTATTTGACGGTACAATATCCAAGATAATACCATTGTTATATTGTATGCTTGTTGCAAATAACGATTATAATGAATCTTATGAAGATACTATTAAATACTTGTTCAATGATGAAAGATTGATGAAAGAACTTGGAGAAAGACTTGAAAAACAAATGAAGTTTCAATCACAATTTAAGTCACCATTTAAAGAAGAGGAAATAAATTTATCTGATAAATCAAATGACACTTCAAATGATAAACAAGTATTCATAACACAGATGATTCCGATATTGGTAGTTGATTGTGGATTGGATATTAACTATGTGTTGAATGAAATGCAATATACAGATATTGATTTATACATAAGATATAAGGATGATAAGGAGAGAACAAAGCTTGAAGAAAAAAGACTATTCACATATCTTACAGTATTACCTCACATTGATTCAAAGAAATGTCCTATTGAAAAGTTCTTACCGTTCCAATGGGAGGAAAAAGAAAAGAAAGAAAAAGGATTGAAAGAAATAGAAATGAACCAACACAAGCTTCAAGAATTTCTTAAATCAAAAAAATAATGAAACAGAAAAACAAGAATACAAATGTCTAAACGTACAGAGTTCGCCATTAGTCTAAAACTATTGGCAGATAATTTTAAGAATGGACTTGGTAAAGTACAAACACAATTAAACAACTTCAAGAAAACTCTTATTACTGCATTTGCTTCATTAGGTGCTATTGATATAGGTAAACAGTTAGTTAGAGCAGGGGCAGAATTTGAGGATGCTATGGCAAGGGTAAATGCAGTTTCCAAAGCTTCTACAACTGAACTTAAATCAATGAGAAATGAAGCTATGAAGTTGGGTAGAGATACCAAATATACAGCAACAGAAGCAGCTAATGCACTTGAACAATTGGTAAGAAATGGTTTGCAACCATTAGCAGCACAAAAAGCTTTAAGTGGTACTTTACAGTTGGCACAATCACAAGCAATATCACTACAAGAAGCAGCTGATATTGCCACAACTGCAATGAATGGTTTTGGTAAGTCGGCAGATGACTTAGGTAGAATTAATGATGTACTTGCAGCAACAGCATCCAATACAGCAACCAATGTACTTGAACTTTTTGAAGCGTTAAAAGTTGCGGCACCTGTAGCAACGGCAGCAGGTATTTCAATGGAAGAAACAATGGCTGTTTTAGGACAGTTAGCTAATAAAGGTTTTAGAGGTTCTGAAGCGGGTACGGGTTTAAAACAAATCATTCTTGCATTAGCAAGTCAAACACCCGAAGCACAAAAGGTTGCAGAAAAATATGGTTTTGCGGTAGATGAAACAACCATCAAAACAAAAGGTTTAATAGCAGTACTTAAAGAATTATCCAAAAGTGGTATTGGTAACAGTATGGCTGATTTGGGTGATTACTTCAACAAGTTAGGTGCTCCAAAAGGTGCTGCAATATTAGGTGATACTGAGATGTTGGATGAACTTTATCAAACCATTGCAAATTCACAAGGTGAAGCAGCAAGAATGTTTGAAGAAGGTTTAGGTGCTTGGGAAAAAGCTTATAAGACTTTAATATCAGTATGGGAAAATACACAGATAAAAGTATTTGATAGTGGTAAGAAAATCTTTACTGAACCATTGAATATATTAGCTGAATTTCTTAGAAGAATACAAGATTTACCAACAGTAGCAACAGCAGCTTTTGGTTTATTATCTACAAAGATTGGAACTATATTCAGTAAGACAAGAAAAGAACTAGATGATATAGCAGAAAAACAATTTGCAGATAAATTATTAAAAAATCAGAATGCTTATCAGAATGCGAGTATTGCACACGCAGCAACAAATGCTGCAAGTGGTATTCAATTAAACCCGAATATTAAAGATGGTTATATTCAACTTCAAAGAGAGTTACAAGGTTTAACCACTAAGTTTGATATGAATACCAAATATGGTATTGTGTTGAAGAAAGCATTGAATGATTTAAATACCATTGTTAATGCAAGTAGAACTGATACCAAGAAATATCAAAAGGCACTTGCTGATTTGACATTACAAATGCAAGCGTTGGGTAACAAGGCAAAACATACAAAACTTGATGTCATTGCTACCAATATGCAGAATGTTCAAAGAACAACAACAAGTGTAGGTGGAACTATTCAAGGTGTAATCAAAAAGATTGGAACAGGACTTTCAACACTTGGTACTAGTATATTGAATTTCTTTGGTGGATGGGTTGGTGTTATAATGACTTTAGCAACAACCATTGGTACATATCTTGTTAGTGCTTGGAGAAAATCAACTGAAGCTGTTAGGAATGCACAAAAAACAATGAGTGAAGCAATTGACAATAATCAAAAATTAGATTCTTCATTTGTTAGTTTAATTAATGTTTTAAGACAAAATGAACAATCTTCAATAGCTTGGCAAGCTGCAATAGCAAAACTTAAAAGAGAATATCCCGAACTATTGGAAAAACTACATTTGGAACAAATCAGTGTAAACCAATCTGCACAAGAATATGCTAAGTTAAGAGATAGAATTAAAGAAGTTATTGAATGGCAAAAGCAATACAATTTGTATGATGCTGCAATGAAAGCTAGAGAAGAAATGTTAGATACATTCTTTACCAATGAAACAGCATTGAAACATAATGAATTTAAAGATGCAGAAAGACGTTTTACGGGTAATCTAGAAAGAAATGGTTATACTAAAGATGAAGCTAAATTTATTGGTACAGTTATTAAAGGTGAAATGCAAGCAGGTATTGCAAATGGACTTAGAGGTGCTGATTTGCAAAGTCATTTAAAAGGTGTTATTGAAAAGTTAGTTCAAGGAAATGATAAGGTGTTAGCTTATGCTGATAGTTGGGCTAGAGAATATACCAATAGTTTTGAATATTCAGATGTTGCTAAAGCTTTTGATAATATAGGTAAAAAGTATTTAACCAAACCCGAAGATGTTAAAACTACAGAAGATGTAGATAAACTTATTTCAAATGCAACAGATGCTTTTGCTATAGAAAGAGAAAGATTAACACAAAAAGCAGATGCACAAGGTTGGGATAAGTCTAAGTTGGATTCAGAAATAGCTTCAGTCGCTAAAAAATTAATTGATGAACTTACTGATAATCTACAAGGAATGACATATACCAATAAAAAAGGTGATAAAAAAGATGCACTTGAATATGGTAAGAATCAGAAAGGTTATCAATCTTTATTACAACAGTCAAAGTTGAATACAAAAGTAGGTTTAGGTGATGATGAAAAGAAGATTCAGAATGCACAAGAACAGTACGCTTCTGCATTAGGATTTGCTTCAAGACAATTGGAACTTGGTTACATTAATGAAATGGAATACAATAAGAAGAAATTAACAGCTATCCAAGCATTAATTAATTCTTATGAAACTAATGGTGATGTTGTAGCTTTAAATTCTGATGTCTATAAAGATTTGATAAACCAACAAAACAGTTTAATCAAAACCTTAAAAGAACAAGAAGATGCAGCGGAACAAGCAAAAGAAAATGAAAGACAATCCAAAGTATTTGAAAAGAAATCTGAAAGATTAGGTAAGGACTATAGAAACAATATTACTAATAGAGAAAAACCTAATAAATGGGATTATTTCGATTTTGATTCAGTAGATGAAGGTAAAACCAAATCACAAGAAATTCAGTTAGATGATTTAAAAGAACAATTAAATGAGTTAAAACAATTAAGAGGTAGTATTAGTGACGAGGAAATAGAAAAAGCAAAATCACTCAATAACGTTGCTAGTGAAGAATTGTTGAAATGGGTAAATAAATTAGATGGTGAAATTAATGGTTTATCTGAAACAGTAACCAATCTTGAAGATAAGTTTAAGTTAGAAAAGGCAAAAGAAGAAATTAAACAACTCAAAAAAGAAATAGGTGAAGGTTTATATGAAGGTGTAAAAGAATCTTTTGGTGCTATATCTCAATTAGGTGATATTATTTCCTCATTTGAAGGTTTTGATGAAATGAATGCTTTTGAAAAGTTCCAAACTATTACAGATACAATATTTACAACAATAGATACTATTAAGGGATTGATTGATACTTGGACTACTTTAAATGAAATACTTGAATTGTTCGGACTTAAAAAACAAGCATTAGCGACAATAGAAGCAAGTACAGCTACAGCAAATGCAGCAGCAGTACAAGGTGAAGCAGCAGCAGTAGTGGCAGCAGAAACTGAAAAAACAGCAGCTATTACAACAGCACACGCAACACAAACTGGAGTAATTCTTGCAGCTAAAGCAGCACAAACAAAAGCTGCACAAATAGCAATGGCAGCAGAATCAACCGCAGCTTATGCTTATATACCTTTTGCAGGTCCTGCATTAGCAGCAGCACAAATTGCTGAAATGGAAGCATTGATTGCAGCAGCCGCAGCATTACCTGCTTTTGCTAACGGTGGTATTGTTGGAGGTACAAGTTATGTTGGTGATAAAAACTTAGCAAGGGTAAACAGTGGTGAAATGATAATGAACGGGACACAACAAAAACACTTATGGGATGCCATATCAAATAATAGATTAGGTGGAAATTCTTTAGGTGGAAAAGTTGAGTTTGAAATCAGCGGACAAAAGTTGAAGGGTGTATTGAATAATTACGACAAGAAAATTTCTAAAGTGAAATAATTATATGGTGATAATGCACATGTGCATTATCACCATTTTTTATTTATATAAAATAAGATATATCAAAAAAACATTTTAAGACATATATAATAAATGATGTATTATGAAATATACAGGACAATTTAGTAATATTGAAAACAAACAATATTATATAAACATAACTACAAATGGTGATTCAAGCACTTCAAAAGAAATAGCATTAGGTGCTGAACCATTTACAACAACTTATGAAGGTAGTGATGATTATCTTTATAAACCCGTTAAATATTCTAGTTCAACTATTAAAATATTATCTTCAGATTATTTATATGATTTGTATTCAAGCAAAGCACAACAGAATAAGGTAGAAGTGTTGAACTATATGGGAAATATGGTATGGGTAGGATATACAACACCAAATCTATATAGTCAAGGATATGAGAATCCAATAGAAGAAATTGAAGTTGAATGTATTGATGCTTTAAGTACTTTACAATATTACGATTATACTCCTATTAATAATAACAAAAGTATTATTAGTTTTATTGAATTAATAAATCACTTATTATTAAAATGCAATGTATATTCAAGGTTTTATATCAGCAATGCAACGTACAATCCCAACTATAGTACTGAATACTTTTGGGAGAAACTGAAAATTTCAGAAATGAATTTCTTTGATGAAGATGATGAGCCGATGAAATGTGATGAGGTGTTGGAAGAATTGTGTCAATTTATGAATCTTACTTGTTATGCAAGTGGAAATGAGGTGTTCTTTATTGATTACGATGCAATCAAGAATGGTATCAATACTTATTATAGATATAGTGTAGGAACAACAACCAATCCAACCATTGTAACACTAGAACATTCTCATACAATAACATCAAGTGATTATGCAGAAAATGGTAGTACCTTATCACTAGATAATGTGTACAATAAAGCTATTGTAAAATCTTCATTGTATTCATTCGATAATGCTATACCAAATATCTTTGATGAAAATGACTTGAAAAATTATGGAATGAATCAAGTCTATACTGAAAATTTATCAATTGAAGATGCTACAATAGGTAAGGGTAAACATAAGGTTTTTATGAGATATTATACAAACCCCAAATACAGGTCATATTATTATATCAATAATGGTTCAACCTTTTTCCTCGTAGCACCACCCGATAAAATAGAATATTCTTTTACCCAACAATATATAGGTGCTACTATATGCAAAGGATTCTTTAAGGAAGTTGATAGTTTTGATGAAGATATTAATAGTCTATCATTTACAGATTATCTATTACTACATTCACATAATACCAATGACACTACTGTATATACTAGGAAACAATATGATATGTTGGAACAAGATGGTAGAACGGGTATTTACATTGATATAAATGAAGAAAAAGGAATCCCATTATTTGAAAGTATAGTGGATTTTGACCCAGCATTTATTGGTGGTAATGATGTTTATTTTGTTATTGAAGGTTCATATATTCAAATGGATAGAGAGGGTAAGATGTTTATTCCCGAAAATTATAATAACAAAAATGATACACTGATTGAAGAAAATTTATGGCTTAAAGCTAAGTTGGAATTTAATGGTAATTATTGGAACGGTACACAATGGACTACAACAGAAACTTGTTTTAAATTAGAATTTAGCAGTGATGATAATGACCATCATATAAATACAGATTTCCCTATTAAAAATAACATAACTTGGGATATGGGTTTGGAAGGTGAAGGATATGCCATAAAAGTACCTAGCTTTGGTATATCAACTACTAGACCAATATTAACATTGTATTCACCACATAAGAACAATGCAGACTATCGTTGTGATGCTGTTTGGTTAAAGAACTTTGGTATAAGTCTAATGGTAGCAGATAAGAATTTGGATTCGGAGAATGAAACTGATACAGAGTATTCAAATCTTATAAATGAAGATTTTGTTAATGAAATGGATGATGTCGATTTTAAGATTTGTACTTGGGACAATAAAGCACCTAACTATAGTGCTGTAGGACAAATAAATGGTGCGAACTTATTGTTTCTAGATACAACTTATAATAAAGCAACAAAACAAACATTAAGACAAGAAGAACATTTTATCTATAGATTGGTAAACCAATATTCAACACCTTCAACTATTTTAGAATTGAGTTTAAAAAATGATTATAAGATGTATTCAACTTTAACTGATTCTTATTTGAATAAAACATTCATCATTGATTCTGTTACGATAGATTGGTTTTGGGAAAAAGCGGAATTAAAATTAATTGAAAAGAAATAAATGAGATATGGAATTTTTAAGACGAAATATAAATAAACAATCTAGAAATGGAGATATTATTTCTTCTTCAATATCTTCAAGTTATATAGGTGGTAGTAATAGTGGTGGAGGTGTTGTTAGTGGAAATTATCTACCTGCAACAATGAATGATGAAAACATTTATATTGTACCTCATTATGTAACATTTCAAGAAACAACAACCACAACTGATATAGATGGTAATGAAACTGAAACTATTAAAAACCTATTGGAAATAACATCAAATGGTATCATTGTTAATGGTAACATTATTGCAAGTGGTGAAGTGTCAGCTTTTGGTAGTGGTTCTACAAGCGGTTCTAATAGTGGTTCAACAATAGATATTGAAGATAACTTAACCTCCAACAGAACGGATGCAGCGTTAAGTGCAAACCAAGGTAGAATCCTTAAAGAAATGATTGATAATATTGATGTTAGTGATGTTGATATAGATTTATCTGAATATAGTAAGACTTCACACACACATAGCAACTATTCATTAACAAGTCATACACACGCTATATCAGCTATTACAAACTTACAAACCACATTAGATAGTAAAGCTACAAATACAGATTTAACAGCTCATACAGCAAATACTACATATCACATAACAAGTAATGAAAGAACTAAATGGGATGAAACATATACTAATTTGAATGATTGGTTTTATAAGGATTCAAATGGTAATATTCACTCCAAGTATAATTTGATTGGTGATAACGAAATTTCAGCTTATGGCAGTGGTGAAACGGGTAATACTTCCATTGATTTGGAAAACTATTATACCAAGGATGAAGTTGATGATTTAATTGATAATATTGATGTGAGTGGTATTGATTTATCAGAATATTCTAAAACAAGTCATACACACAGTAACTATGCTTTAACTTCACATACACATAGTGGTTATGCCTTAACTTCACATAATCATCCAATATCAGCAGTAACAAATCTTCAAAGTACTTTGGATGGAAAGAGTTCAACAAGTCATACACATACACAATATGCAAGTAGTTCACATACACACGCTATCAGTGCTGTTACTAATCTACAATCAACGTTGGATGCTAAAACTACCAATACGGCATTTACGGCACATACAGCTAATACAACATACCATATAACAACAGCAGAAAGAACAAAATGGAATGATACAAATACCAATTTTAATGATTGGTTCTATAAAGATAGTAGTGGTAATATTCACTCCAAATATAATTTCATTGGTGATAATGAAATTTCTGCTTATGGTAGTGGTTCAACAAGTGGTGGAAGCGGAAATGTTGATATTGATTTGAGTGATTATTATACAAAGGATGAGGTAGATGATTTAATAGCAAATGTTGATATAGGTGATATTGATTTGTCTGATTATTCAAAAACGTCACATACACATAGTAATTATGCGTTGACAAGTCATACGCACAGTGGATATGCTTCAACTAGTCATACACATACAATAGCTAACATAACAAACCTTCAAAGTGCATTGGATGGAAAGAGTTCAACAAGTCATACTCACAGTACTTATTCATTAACAAGTCATACACACCCACAATACGCAAGTAGTTCACATACTCATAACTATGCAAGTATTGTTAAAGTAGGTAGTACAAGTTATAACATTAGTGGTAATACAATATCTCTACCTTCTTATCCAACGTTAAGTAGTTTAAGCGGTGTAAGTACATCAACGTTTAATACACATAGCGGAAATACAACATTGCACATAACAGCTACAGAAAGAACAAATTGGAACAAGGCTTATACCAATAATCACACCCATTCAAATAAAAGTGTATTGGATGGTATAACAAGTACAAAAGTTAGCAATTGGGACACAGTATATTCAAATTGGAACAAGGCTTTTAGTTTTGATTCAAGTGGTAATTTAAAAGTATCAGTGAATGTTATTGGTGAAGGTGAAATATCAGCTTATGGTAGTGGAACATCTTCAAGTAGTGGAGCAATAACAATTGTGGATAATCTTACATCAACATTAACCGATGCTGCATTATCAGCAAATCAAGGTAGAGTGTTAAAGAATTTAATTGATAATATTGATATTGATAATATTGATTTGTCGGGTTATTCTAAAACTTCACACACGCATAGCAACTATTCCTTAACAAGTCATACACATAGTGGTTATGCTAGTACAAGTCACACACATACACAGTATGCAAGTAGTTCACATACACATACAATAGCTAATATCACTAATCTTCAAAGTACTTTGGATGGTAAGAGTGGAACGGGACATACACATAGTACTTATTACGATTCCGCTGTAAGTAGGACGAAAAATACAGTATTAGCAGCACCAAATGGTAGTGCAGGAACAGCAACATTCAGAGCATTGGTAGCAGCGGATATACCAAGTTTGGCAATAAGTAAAATTACCAATCTTCAAAGTACTTTGGATGGAAAGAGTTCTACTAGTCATACTCACAGTAACTATTCCTTAACAAGTCATACACATAGTGCTTATGCTACAACGGGACATACTCATAGTAGTTTAACTTTTAGTGGTGGTACTTTTAGTGCTAAGACTTACAATCCTAGTGGAGCAACAACGGTAAATATACCAACATCAACAAGTCATTTGACTAATAATAGTGGGTTTATTACAAGTGCTGCAACGGTAGCAGCAGCAAATAAAGTTACTTCTACTTTAACTTTTAGTGGTGGTACTTTTACAGCTAATACATACAATGGTAGTGCAGCAAAAACAATTTATATACCTACCAATACAACACATCTAACAAATGGTAGTGGGTATATCACTTCAGCAGCAACAGTAGCAGCAGCAAATAAAGTAACATCTACTTTAACATTCACAACGGGAACAACATCAACAGGTTCTTATAATGGTAGTTTAGCAGTAACAATAAAAATACCATCAAATACAACACATCTAACAAATGGTAGTGGGTTTATTACAAGTGCTGCAACAGTAGCGAACAGTAATAAATTTAGTGGTTATACAATGAGAAGTGCTGCAACTTGGGTTAACAATTCAGTTGAAGCATATATACAATATACAATAGATGCAACTTCATTAAGTACATCAAATTTTTATCCTATAATTTTCCCAACAACACAAAAGGATTTATATGTTAGAATGTATTCTACAGCAGGTTCTGCATCGCTAGCATATAATCAGAATAAATTAGAATTTACCTTCAGACGGACAAGGATGGAACGATACTCCACAAGGTTTAACAGTACATTTTTATAATTGTTATTCTTCTTCAGAAACAACAATAGGTTGCATTGGAATGGGGCAAGAAGGTGGTGTAAAATGTATTTGGGTTAGAGGCGGATTAACTTATTATGTAGTATCTAATATTACTCCAACTTTAAAAACAGCCAACTACACTAATGGTAATGAAATATTCACAACAGGTACAACATTACACGGTGGAACTAACACAAAAGTAACTGTTTATTGGACACCTCAATCTACAAGTGGTTTAGGTACATTGTACCATAGTGGTGGACTTGCTTTAGGTGGTGGATTATCAATTAATGGTGCAGCATCTTTAAAATCTACATTATCAGTAACAGATACTAGTAACTTTACTGGAGCAGCAACATTTAATGGAGGTTTAACTTCAACCACATTAACAGCAAGAGCATTAACATTAAACAATTTATATACAGCAAGTTTAAGTAGTGCAGGATGGTATAGGTTTGCCACTTCTACTACTGCTAATAATTCAGGTGGTACTGCTATCTTTTTTATTAGAAGAAATTATTATAACAGTAACAATGAATCTTGGATTATAGCAGTTAACTATAATTTTGGTGAAGTTACTTGGAAACAGTTATGTGGTAGTGCAAAAACACAATTAATAACTAATGTAAGATGTACTTATACCAATAATAGTACAATGTACTTTGATTTATATTACAGTGGTACAGTTGCTAATAATGTATATGTTAATTGCATTGGTACTGCCACTTGTCAAACACCAACAGCAACAACAAGTACTTTAACAACTACTTCAAGTTTTGCACCTAAACAATATGCAATAGGTGATAATATGGCATTTATCAGAGGTAGAAGTGATAATCCTTTATTGTGCTTAACTCATACATATAACAGTACTGAATATGTTAATTATGTACAAGCATACCAAGGACAATTAATGATGGGTGCAGGTTCTTCCAAGTCTTTAAAGATTGATGCTAGTGGTAATGTTACAGCAGTTGGTGAAGTAACAGCTTATTCAGATAAGAGACTTAAAAAAAATATCAAATCATTGGAAGTAAGAGGTGAATTAAATCCTGTATCATTTGAAAAAGACGGTAAAAAATCAATTGGTTTTATAGCGCAAGAAGTACAAGAATTATATCCTGAATTAGTACATACTGATGAAGGAACTGAAGAAAAATATTTAAGTCTTAATTATGCACAGTTAACAGCAGTCTTATACGCTGAAATAAAGGAATTAAAAGAAAGATTATCTAAATTAGAAAATGAATAATATTGATACTTCTGCACATGCAGAAGTATCTTAAATTTAAAATATAAATACAATGGCTTTAGGAACAACAGGAATTACAACAAGTGCTGTAGGTAATGCTTTAGGAACAACTAGTAGAAATGTTAGTGCTTTGTGTAAACACACAAATATAAATAAATGGGCAAAGGGTAAACCCGTACCATACGCAACTAGTGTAGGAATCACAGATGCAAACAGAAAGTTTGTGAATCAAGGATTAAATTTGAATGATGCAACAAGTATCGATATTGGAACATTGTTCACAAATGCAGCAAATGGTAAAGGATGGGATTATACACCACCTAGCGGAGGAACTAACCAACCATTTAGATTAGGTGATTTTAGAGGTTATAATCATTCAGCAACAGCACCATTTAATTATAATAGTTTTCCAACAACGGTAGAAACTTATTCAACAACAGCTAATACTTCTTTTAGAATTTTGGTTAATAGTGGTTCAGAATTAGATTTAGCAACAGATTTTGCACATATTGAAAATTTTGGTGATTTATCATCTTGGAGATATGCAATAGCTTATAAACATTCTAGTTGGGCTAATAGTAATATCCAATTTATGTATGGACCAATATTAACAGCGGCTACTGATGAAATCATTATAGATGGTACATTTCCACAAACAGGTTCTTATACAATCCTTCCAATAATCACCAAAGAAACGGGAACAACTTCAGATGCTTTTGAATCAATATATCTTCCCGATGGATATAGAAGTTTAAATGTAAGCAGAAAATATGCTTATGCAACAGTTACTATTACTAATGAATCATCCTTGACACCAAGTTTATACTATGAAGGTAACTTATATATGTTTGGTAATATGATTCAATTAAGTGTAACAAATTCAACAAGTGGTGTTGGTGTATCTGCTAGTACTGGTAGATTAAAATTCCAAATATTGTATTACGATAGTAGCGGTACTTACTTAGGTGAATTTTATTTTACAGATGAAAATAATGGTGAATTCACATATAGTGGTACGGGTGCTAAATCTTATACATTGGACTATAATGCAGGTGCTCCAATTTATTTACCCGACTATATAAGTTGTGATATTTCACAAGTATATAGAGTTGTAATTTATGCAGAAGTAGAAACAGTAAGTGGTAGTGGTTTATTCACTACAGCTAAGATGTATCAATGGGAATGTTACAAGAATTAATAATAAGATGTTGCACATGTAATGTGCAACATCATTTAAATACTTAATAAAATGACAGAAATTAAAATTATGAATACTAACTATAATGTTAGTAAAGAAAATGAATCATTTAAAATTAATGGTACTTGCATTTATTCTGATAGGGTGGATTCTTTAAGTTTAGAGGTTTACACGTTGGAAGGTTATTATGTTGGTAATGTATTTTATCAAGAATTAGGTGATGAAAATAGTAATGTGAATTATACCGTTAATAAGGAATATGTTAATGATGTATATGCTTTGCTGCAAGAAATAATCAATGAAATAAAAACAGAATTAAATCAGACTGAATAAGAATGTGGAAATTACAAGAGGAAGAAAAAGATACGATTGAATACATTGTAGCAATAGCAATGATAGTTTTTGGGATGATTTTGTGTATGTTTGCATTCTTCACACCACCCGTAGGTGAGATACACCCAACTATCTTAGGAGTGCTAGGTCAAATACTTATCTTTGTTGGAGCAATTTTCCATCTTAACATTAAACTGAAAAACCAAAACAATGATTTTGAAACGAGAGTTGCTGAAATGAGAAAAGAGATTGATTCATTGAAAAATTAGAATAATAATATAGGTGGGGAGTAATCTCCACCTTAAATTTTATAACTACAAATAAATGAGAGATATAAATAAAATAATCCTTCATTGTTCTGCAACAAAGGAAGGACAAGAATTTGATGTAAATGATATAAAACAATGGCATCTTAAAAGGGGATTCACTGATGTTGGTTATCACTATGTAATACTATTAGATGGTACTATTCAAGACGGTAGAGATATTAGAACTATTGGAGCGCATTGTAAAGGACAAAATTACGGTAGTATTGGTATATGTTATATCGGACGGATTGGATGAAAAACGGAAAAGGAAAAGATACTAGAACAAAAGAACAAAAAGAATCGTTATTAAATTTAATTGATGAATTATTGATAGCTTATGATTTAGATATTGATGATGTATATTGTCATTATCAATTTGCTAAAAAATTATGTCCTTGCTTTTTAATTGAAGATTTTAAAGAGGAATATTTGAATTTTAAATCATAAAGATTATATTTGTCCTATGTTTAATTTTTAAATGAAATATTATGGCAAGAGTAGCGTTAACAAAAGAATTTAAATTGGGTTTTATTGAAGCACATCTTGAAATATATAAAGAATCTCATCCAAGTGCAAAAATTGATGATTATAAAGATGTTGATGATAAAACACTAAATAGTTATTATCGCAAGGTATCAAATTGTGTTAATGGTGATACTGTAAGTGAAAATACTTCAGTTGAAGAAGTGGATATTGTTACCCCAATTAGTATATTGAAAGATACAATCAAAAATACTCTAAAGAAGAATCTTACCTATGAAGAATGGAAGGATATTAAAGAAGAAGCAGAAAAGTTTGTTGAAAAAATAGAAGGTAAGATGAAGGATGCTGCTAGTGATGCTTTGAAGAAAAAAGAAGAAGAACTTGCTAAATTACAAGCGGATATAGCAGAACTAAAAACTAAAGTAAATTAATACATATATACCAAGGGTGGTATTTCCTAAATTATGTCCGATAGGTGATATTGCATGTGCAATATCACCTATTTCATTTTGTTAAGTATTGTTAAGTTAGTACAGAAAATTAGGGTATGATGGATATAACATAATAGATTATTAACCCATAAAATTAACTTATATGATAAGTAAAAATCAATTTATCCAAAGAATTAATTCTTTTAATTTTAGTGATGAACAGAAATCTAAATGTCTATCTTACTATGACAATCCATCAAAATCAAAAAGTAAAGAAACTGTTATCAATACATATAACAGTGAAGCATTAATGACAACGGTTAATAAATGGTATGGAATAACATTAGCAAGACAAACAAAAGAAATGGAACTTAAACTTAATGAGATAAAGAAACTAATTACTGAATTTAATGATGAATACGGATATAACTATACCTTAACAGAGTAGAAGAATCTTACTTACTATTTTGTTATTTTAATATTAAGTATTATATTTGCCGAACTCTGGAATGCCTACAGAAATAGGTGATTATTAGGGATATATCTTATGGTATATCCCTTTAATTCAATGAAAAAATAAACATATTATAATATATTAACAGTGTTGTCGCGATAGCGGTCAACACGGTAATGACGATGTGGAGGATTTTTCCCCAAAGTGATTTGTTTTCCATAGTCTATTTAAGTTATGAGTTATGAGTTATAAGTTATGAGTTATTAAAACTATCTGTCATTCTTCACTCCACTTCGTTACGTTCTGAATGACAAGAAAGGCAAGGATTCCTCCCCCTTTCGAAGGGGGCTAGGGGGATGTTTCGTTCGCATGGCTAAAGCTTGGTGGCCTTACTAAAGGAACATCCCCCTTACCCCCTTCACAAGGGGGATTTATTACGCTGCTTCCTCTTCATCCTCTCCCGGCTTGCTCAAATCGACGGTGGTTTCACCCTTCTTCTGAGCACGGAGCAATGCAGCCTGAGCGGAGCGAGAGGCAACCAATCGGAACTCCAATCCCTGGAAGATGGTCTTCAAGTCTTCTCCCGGCACGTACTGAATAGCAACACCGGTGATGTTATCGGAAGTGAAATCCTCAGCGGTGATTGCACCCTTGCTATTGATTTGCAAACGGAACTTGCCGAGTTCTCCGAAGTCTACTTGCTTACCGGCTTTCAAGGCAGAGAGCATCGATTCGGTAGTGGCGATGAGGACGGCATACACATCCGCAGAGTGTACGGTTGATTTACTAGCGACTTCCTTGGAGAGTTCCTTGAGTGACATTTCTCCGTTGATTTGTGCTTTCGCATACGCCTTGTGAGGGTCGTTCTTCTCACGAGGATTGGGCAACATGGCGATACTGTAATTGAGTGGCATAATTCTTTTGAGTTTTGAGTTATAAGTTATGAGTTATGAGTTAATTTTTAGTGGGTGGTTTCGAAACACATTGCAAAGATAATACATCGCTTGGGCGCAATGTCCGTATTTGTCCGCAGATGTCCGTAGATGTCCTGATTTGTCTTTATTTGTCCTTAGAATCAGTGAAATAGATGTGATTATGCTTGCTAAAATGGTTTATATTTCGTATATTTGTGTCATGCAAAAGCACACACTTCCCCCTTACGAAGGGGGATTCTAAAACTCTTAACTTATAACTCATAACTCAAAATGTTTCAAATCCGTTCATACGGCAAGG